CTGATTGCCAGTGTGAAGAATGTTTCTGTGAAGACGAATGTTCTTGCGGAGATGAATGTAGCTGCCCCAACTGCGCCCCATAAAAGGCGAGGAGATTATTTATAATGAATGAATATATACAAGCTATTTGTGAATATTTTAAATCTAAAGCCTCCTACGCATACGAAGACACCAAGACAGGAGAAATTTATTATTATAGAAGAAAGGGAATATACAAAAAGAACGGACGAGTTCTTCGACTTGTGAAGGGCTCTGATACTTCCAAAGGGTAGTTTTATAACTAAGGAGACAAGCAATGAAGTCAACAATTTTTATTATTATCATGCTGATATCATCAGTAGTTTACGGTCAGCAAGAACAAAAAGGGAACGAAGAAAGCAAAGCAAAGCCCAAGAAGTCACCGGTTGATGTTGCGGAGCTTATTTTTAATAGGATGGACTCTAATCGCAACGGCTCTCTTTCCCTCAAGGAATTTAAATCAGCCTTTCCTCGACTGCGGAACAGTTCTATTGGCAGTAGCCGAGGACGAACCCGTGGATTCGATGGAAAAACTCCCAGCTTTCGCCCTGAAGACAGTTCTCGATCAAGAGGTAGTTCTCGATCAAGAGGTAGATCTTCTCGTGGTTCTAGAGGGCATTCTAAATGACAATTAAATTAACGGAAGAGGCAGCATCTGAAGCTAAGCAGTATCTTGAGGATGCCGAAGAAAAGTATTTAAGAGTGGGCGTCAAGGGGGGCGGCTGCTCCGGTTTTGAATACAGCCTTATGATAGACAGCGAGTATGACGAACAGAAAGACACGCTATCTCAGCAGCACGGTGTGGATGTTATTGTAGATAAGAAAAGCGCCCTCTATTTAGATGGCACCACTTTGGATTATTATTCTGATATTTCTAAACGTGGATTCAAATTTGATAATCCTAACGCAGTAAAAAGCTGTGGATGTGGAAGTAGTTTTCAAGCTTAATTTATACAAGGAGAAAAGAAATGCCTTTACAAAAGTGTACTATAGACGGTAAATCCGGATGGCAATACGGAGCGCAGGGTGAATTCTACACCGGTCCCAATGCCAAGCAAGATGCCATCAGGCAGGGAGTTGTTATGGATGGACCAGAAAAGTTTTCCCAAAAAGCTATCGAACAAAACATGTCTTTAGATACGAAAGACGTTGAAGCTGTTATAGAATGGATGTCCGACAATGGATACGACCGGGCGGCTTTGGTTGCAACGACCTCTGTCCTTTTAGCGCATGTCGAATCAGGCAAAACTAAAAAAGAGTGGGACAAAATTGATAAAGACGAACTCAAACGTGATACCAAAAAAGAAAAAAAGGAACATGAAAAAGATGCTATAGAAAAGGATAAAGAAAAAATCAAAAAGCTTAAAAAGGGCGACCCCTCTGAGAAGAAGAGAAGCGAAATTAAAGATCTAGAAAAAGACAAGCGGTACGATAAAAAGAATAAATAATTTTTATAAGGAGAAAAGACATGGTTAAGATTGGAGACTGGCTACAAAGAACAGAAAAACCCCTTGAGGGAAAACAACCTTTTGACTGACACGATTTTTCCGTTGCGCAGGTTGCGCACATTGATGAAAAGGGCGTTCACGTAGAATTTGCTTGCAACTGTATGACATTTGATGGCAGCAGCACGAAGATGTGGCACAATGGTGAGTACAAGGCGCTTGACGCTAAGTCTTACGAAAGATGCAAAAGAGAACACGATAACCATTGCCAATTCGACAACAAGCTAGAAGTTGAATATGCTACCTAGAAGGTATGAGATATGTTATCTGAACGAACAGGATACGTTATCGAAAAGACAAACAGTAAACTTATTGTTTTTCTTTTGTTGGTAAATTTAGTTACTACCTTGGTTGTGGGATATACCGTATACACAAATGTCTCCAAAGAGTATAATATAACAGTAGAGGCTCCCCCTGTTCCGGAAGGCTCTGAAGATAAAAAATTTGAGACGGATGTATATAATGGACTTTCACGACTGATGATGGGACAAAATTATCTTAATATTGGACTTTTAAGAGTTCATCACTATGTAGAACCGCATGCAGATCAGTTTTATGAAAACTGTCCTGAGTGTAAATTAGAAAGGCAACAAATTCTTGAAGAAGAAAAAGAAAGTGTCACTTCCAATACGGAGGGATTGTAATGGAAATGCAAGGTGTGGCTAGGATACTACTTATTTCCTTCTTTTGTGGTATTTTTTTATGGGATATGGCAGTAATGCTTTTAGCTAGAGACCCAAGCTATTCAATCAGCTGGGCTTTATATTCCATATCTTGCCAGCACCCCATTATAGCTTTTGCATTTGGTGTTTTATGTGGTCACGTTTTTTGGCCCCTTAAATCGTGAGAAATATATGATTAAAGTAGGAGTTGTCGGCTACGGGACGATAGGAAAACGCGTAGCAGACGCCGTGTTGTTACAAAACGACATGGAGCTTGTCGGTATTACCGCGAACAGCTACAATTACAGGATTAAAACAGCTCAACAAAAGGGAATCAAAATATTTCCCATGACGGCTGGATATGAGCATATAGAACATGGTATAAGTGTAGCTGGCTCTGTTGACAATTTAATTGAAAGGTGTGATGTTGTTGTAGATTGCACCCCCAAGGGCGCTGCTTGCAAAAACAAAGAGATGTATAAAAAACATCAGGTGAAAGCGATATTTCAGGGAGGGGAAAGCCATGAAGTTGGAAAAAGTTTTGTAGCTCAATGCAATTACGAAGAAGTAGCTGGTGCAGATTTCATTAGAGTAGTTAGTTGCAATACAACAGGACTTTGCAGAACTCTTCATGCCGTAGACTGGAAATACGGAATAAAGGGAGTTCATGCGACTATGGTGAGAAGAGCAGCCGATCCTTGGGATATACGCCATGGACCCATTAATGCCATAGTGCCAAATTTAATACTTCCCTCCCATCACGGACCAGACGTGAGAACTGTTTTACCAGACATAGAAGTATTCACTATATCTCTGTCTGTTCCAACAACTGTCATGCACATGCATAGTTTAACAATAGATTTAAAAAAACAGGCCGATACCGAAGGGGTAATAAAATTATTCAAGGACACTACCAGAGTTAGAATGGTTAAAAATGCCGAAGGAATAAGATCTACTGCTGAAATTATGGAGTATGCTAAAGACATTGGAAATTCCAGAGGAGATATGCCAGAGATATGTGTTTGGGAAGAAACCATTGGTACGTGGGGAAATAAATTATTTTATTTACAGGCTGTTCACCAAGAGAGCAATGTAGTGCCAGAGAATGTTGATGCAGTTCGGGCAGCTATAGGAGTTTGTAGTGGAGAGGAAAGCATAAGAAAAACAAACGAGAGCATGAGTCTTCATTAATCTCAGACAGTTCCTTGTTTCCGAGAGTATAATATATTACGAATGATCAAAGAGAATAAATGCAATAGCTGCGGAAAAATAATAGAAGACAAGGAGAAAGTAACTATAATTATTCGTGATGTAGAGGCTACTACAAGGGTCAAACGCCCCAACAGCATACACCTCAAGTTGGCAGAAACATCATTGGGAAAACGTGCTTTCAAACTTTATTGTGAAGGATGTCTTAACACTGAAAATTATGTTTGTAGCGGAACGATTGAGTAGCCCAGATGCCAGAATATAGTTTCTTATGTGAAAACTGCGCACACAAATGGTCTATTGCGTGCAGTATGAACGAATATACCGATAAACAAAGTTGCCCTTCTTGCAGGAAAAGAAAAACAGTTTTTAGAAATTTTGAAGAAGATCAGACACATGCATCTGTAGTCCTTTCTCTTTCAGAGGTAAAAACACTTGGGCATTATGCAGACAAACAGACAAAAAAATATGGCAAAGCGAAATGTGAAGAGATGGCACGCGGGTTTAAGACAAAAAAAGTAGAGGGAGGAAGAGAGCTCCCTGCTGGAATGAGTAGAATGGAACGCCCCACAGATGCCCCTATATGGCCGGGGCAGACAAAAAAGAAAAGAAGATCGAGGAAAAAATAAATGAGCACTTTTAAAATACACAAAGAAAAAGATGTCCAAAAATCGAACAAAGAGGAACTCCAAGAACAAGAGACCCTCTTTTATACCATCTTTGGCAAACATGAGTGGTTAGATGAAAAAGGTTTCCCTAGAACAAATCAAGAGAGTCCAGACGCTTACGCAAAATCAATAGTTGGGAACTCTAAGCCTAAATTTTTTGTAAAAAGGGGCCGTTATGGAAAACTGTATAACCCCATTGGGCTATATAGCGAAGGAACTGCCAACAAACAATTGCGACATGCTGGAAAGCCCGAATGGGAGTTCAAAGAAGAAACAGAAAAGGTCTTTAATTTTTACATTCAGTTCTTAAAAACTAAAAATAGCGCGTGGTTAAACAACGCAGAAAGGGATTAATATAATGGGAAAGCTATCAAAAGCAAAGCAGTTGACTGATGCAGAAAAATATTGCATCCAAGGTATGCATTACAATAAGATGTCAGCACAAGACATTTCCAAAACCCTCGGCAGAGAGGCCGAAGAGGTAGAGACCTATGTAGAATCTTTAGAACAAGAAGAAGACCGTACCTTTATTATAAACGAAACAGGAACAGGTAATAAAGGGGTAGCCATTATGACTCAAGCTGGCTCTGAACGAATAGATGCAGCAAGAGAAAGACATGTTGCTCCACGCAACAATGCCAATACCATTCACTCAATTCATGACTAAAAAGAGAACAAACAAAAGTCAATATCCCTCCCGCTACTCTCCCGGAGGATGGGTTTCTGCGCCGCAATACATCACTGAATTAATTTGTGAAAAAAAGGCTCAGAAAGACCAAAAGGAACTTCCAATAAAGTTTTGGGAGATTAAGGAATGGCGTAATTATTACAGATATCAAATTACGCTTGCCAACAAACTCCTTAAAGAATTTCCGGCAGACGCTATCATAGCTGCGTTGAAAGATAAGAGGTGCTGGAAGACATATTCTCTTCGCGCCCCCATGTTGTATGGTATAATTCAAGAGAAGGACAGCGAGATTGTAAAGAGAGAGTCTGAAACAAATTATGATGTGCCTGAAGAAGACAACATAAAACATAAAAGTGCTAACAAGAAACAGTCTATCATATCAAAACTAAGAGAGCTTGATGAATAAGGATATTATTAAAGAATACGGTAACGTTCTTCATGATCCTTCAGTAATAACAGATCGCCCCCTCAAAACTCTTTCCGTAAGCCCTAAAATAGACATTGCTCTGGGGGGCGGAGTACCAGAGGGTTCTCTGTTTATCATGACAGGCCCAGAAAAGGTTGGAAAAACCGTAACAGCCCTTGCATTTTGCGCAAACGCCCAAGAATACGAACGAGATGTATACTATGCCAACATAGAGGGGAGGCTAAGAAAGCGGGACTTAGAAGGCATTAGTGGGCTTGATCTTAATGCTGAGACAATGCAAATTATTTCCTCCACCGAGGGCAATATTCTTTCAGCAGAAAAATATCTGTCAATAATAGACAACATAGTCCACACAAAACCGGGATCAATAGCGGTAGTGGATTCCTTCTCGGCTTTGGCGAGCGAGTCTGAGCTAACAGGGGACCTAGCAGACGTGCAAGTTATGAGTGTACAAAAAATACTGGCTAAGTTCTGCCGCCGTATATCAAATGCTCTACCTATAAATCGAGTCACCGTAGTGGGAATTACTCACTTGATGGCAAACGTTCAAAAGTTTGGTCGTGGAAAAGCTAAAATAGAGAAGTCTGGGAGTGCTCTTAAGTATCAAGTGGATGTTAAGCTACATGCCAGCCACTCGCAGCCCATCATGCAGGGAGATACCCAGATTGGACAGACTGTAAATTGGCAAGTGATGACCTCTGCCATCGGGCCGCCGGGACAGAAGGTTGCAAGTCACATCAAATATGGTCGAGGGATCTGGAAAGAGATGGAGCTTGCCGACCTTATGGTTGACTTCGGCCTTGTTGTCAAGTCTGGATCTTGGCTCAAGCTTCCTAACGATGAAAAGATTCAGGGAAAAGTAAATCTCGCATCCTACCTAGAGGAAAACCCTAAAGAGTATAAGAGCTTTGAAAAAGAAGTATTTACTATGGTTGGAATTGAAAAGTGAAAATTCGAGACCTAAACAATGAAAGTAATAATTGGAATTTGCAAGGATACGTAACAAAAGCAAATGACACAAGGCCTCGTTCCAAGCTACACTTGAAAGCAAAAAACCTTCTCGTTGAACTTTTTCCTACGGTCCAGATCCTAGAAGAAGTAGCCATACCGATCACAAGAAACGAAAGACTCTTCTTTGATTTCTATATTAACACCCTCAAGTTAGCAATAGAAGCCCACGGAGAACAGCACTATAAGTTTAATCCCTTGTTTCACACGTCTGCGCAGGATTTTGCTCACCAACGAAAAAGAGATGCGCGCAAAAAGGAATGGTGCGAGTATAATAATATTACATACGTCGCACTTCCGTTTAATGAGAAGGTCGAAGAGTGGAAAAGCCGAATACTGCAACGGAACAATTAGCTAGACTAGACTCTGTTTTGGATGAGTACGAGTCCTCCATAGGACTACCTTCCTATGCTGCTGACTTCCATGAGCCCTCCGTTCATGAATATATGCAGATGGACAGAACTTCCATAGAAAAATTAACCCTTGAAGAGTGCGCCGAAGCTTCGCTTCTTTTGGGAGGCCTTTCTTTTCATGTGCTTCGCTCCCAGAACCGAGAAGTCGCTCGCGTTCAGTGGGCCCAGACATCGCTAAAGTCTGTTATTTCTGGCAAAGAAAATCAATACTCTGGTTCATGGGACAGCCAGTACCATCAGGCCATTAAAGAGAACGACTACGCGAGGAAGCTTTTAGCTATTAAAAAATATGCCCAACAACGCGCGGATAGACTTATCCATATTGCAAGCTCCATTAAAAATTTAGCAGATCTTTTTCTGAATCTTCAGAGGGCGAAAGCTGGTAGGCGGTATGAATAAAAAAGAAGAATTGAAACGATTATTAAAAGGGCTTACCAAAGCTGAACTTATGGAAATTATAGTCGATTCCGAGAAGGAAATCGGACCCGATTGTCCTTCCGGAAATGTCGGAGAGGAGGGTGAATCCGGAGAAGAAATGGTTCACCCCATTGACTCCTCTAAAAAGAAAAGAAGAAGGGGAAAAGGAACCCGACGTAAAAATAAGGAAAAACAGCCTCCACGATCTAAAAGATCCACCAAAGCTTATGGAAATGACAAAGGAGATGCGTGTAGAAGTAGTGCCGTTGATACTTCTGGTGATAGACCAAATAAATTTGATGATTTTATGAAAAACACCGTGCTAACGGCAGCTGAGAAACAGGAGCTACAAGAAGCTTCGGCAGCTGACAACGAGAACAAAGGTCTAGATCGCACTCCCAGAACACGATCCTCGAATATCGTAGAGATAGCATGTCGCTCCTGTGGGGTCATAGAAGATGTCTC